TAAACTTGAATCTGTAACACCAGTAGCTAATGTATTTTTATCATCAAAAATATTTTGGTCATCAATTTTATATACTTGATTTGTATTGATATCACCACTTGTATCTAATTGATTAGTTGGATTTGTTACGCCTAAACCCATATTACCAGTTATATCTAAAAATATTTGTGGTTCATTCCCTATAATTGCTAAACCATTATGATTAATATTTGAATCAGTTTGTGAGAATGATATTCCTGATTGAACATCTAATCCATCAACTCTTAAACTTGCTCTTTCATATCCTGTTCCTACTGTATTTATTGTTGTTGTTGGTTTTTCTTCTAATTGTTGGAATAATTCCCAATGTTTATTTGTAGAGTCAGCATCTCTAAAAATACCTGCGAATTTTGTAACACCACTATCTACATATTGTGTTAAAACACCACCATCTATTGTATCAGCAGTATTATTTTTACCCAATAAAATATTAGCATCTTCAATTTCAACAATTGATGAATTGATTGCTGTGAAATTACCATTTACTGTTAAATTACCTTCTACAATAGCATTACCTCCAACGTGTAATAATTCTGTTGGTGTTGTTACACCTATACCAAAATTACCAGAACTATCAACTGTTCCAACAAATTGATTTGAAATACGGAAATCAATACTTGTTGATGAATTAATATGTGTTTCTCCACTATCTTCTTGTTTTAAAGCATAATCTGTTGAATTTAATTTTAAAGCCGAATTAACTATAACCATATTATTAGCATCAACTAAATCATTTCCAATCATAGCACTTCCAATTTGTGCTCCACCTCCTGTTTCTGTTACATTTACGTGTAATTTTTCATCTGGTGTAGTAATACCGATTGCTACACTATGTGTTGTATAAAAAGAATCACTTGCTGGATTTGTAATTCCTTGTGGAACATCAATATCTTTCCAAAACTTAGTTTTCCATACACCAACACCATTAGCATCACTTGTTAATACGGCTCCATCAAATCCATTTGGTAGTGTCAAACTTGTTGCTGATAAATTACCAAAATCATTACCATTTACTGTAAATCCACCAATAACATTAATATCTCCATCAAAGTTGGAATCCCCTTTTACATAAAGTGTTGCGTGTTCTCTAAACCCAATTTCAGTTTTTGCTTTAAAATTACCTAAAACTTTTAAAGTTGTTAATTGTCTATCTATGCTCGCATCTTTAGAATGAATTCTACCAGGCATTATAAATAAATATCTATATTATATATATTGAAATTAATTTTAATTTAAATTATTTTTTTAAATTAAAATAAATATAAAATCATATTATATCATATATAGTTTATTTATTTTTATGGAAGATTTTCTAAGTATAAATAATTTTACATATTTATATAAAACTGTAAAAGAATATGCGATTGATAGATATAATAAAAAAATTGATTATAAAAAATATAAAAAAATAATAGGTAACTCAATGGAAGAAATACATAAAAATTTCGGTCGGAAAATTTCAAAAATAAAAGCAAATAATATGGTTTTACATATTGCTAAAAATTTAATTGATAAAAATATGGAAAATACTTTTTTTGAAAGTGAATCTAATGAACAAACAATTAATAATTTAAAAAATATAACACCGGTTGTTGATGGAGGAAGATTGGCAGAAGATGATTTGAAAATTAGACCTGTATATGAAAAAAGATTTAATAAAATTTTAGAAAATAATAATGTTAATAATAGATTTATTAATAATGATTTAATTATCAAGAAAGAATATAATGAAGATATTCAAGATTATTTTATTATGAAAAAAGAAAAAGAACAAATATCAGCATTGGATTTAGAAAAAAACCCAAGACAATATAGAGAAGAATTAATTATTAATCCAGATGATTATATAAAAAGTTTAAATAAACAGATAAAATATTATGATATAATTATTGATAGTCGTGATAGAAATACTGATAAATATACTGAACCTAATCAATATGTATTAGATTTAGAAAGAGATATGTATAATATAATTTCACTTGAATTGATAAGTGCTGAAATTCCAAATTCAGAATATATAATTAATTCTGATAATAATTTATTACATTTTGAAGAATCTAATGGAACTACTTTAATATCAACAATCCCAATTGGAAATTATACATTAGTTACATTAGCAGCAGCAATTCAAACACAAATGAATAGTGATGGTGGTAGTACTTATACAGTTACAACAAATGATTTCGCTCGTATAACAGAAGTATTTACAGAAAATAATTCAAGGATTACTTCAACAGCAAGTGATCCATTTAAATTATTTGATTCAGATTTAGATACTTTTTGGTTAAGTGGTTCAGTCCCAGCAAGTTTCACTTATGATTTTGAAATATCACAAGTAATTAATAGATATAGATTTATATGCACAGAAACTAATGGAAGACCTTTTAGTTGGGTTATTGAAGTTAGTAATGATAAACAAACTTGGGTAGCAATTGATACACAAACTTCAGTAGCAACAACACAAAATGTTTATTCAACATTTACATTAGCTTCAAACTCTTTTGCTGGAAGATATGTTAGATTTCGTATTACAGCAAGTACTGCTGTTGATGTTCATATATCAGAAATTGAATACTTTAAAACCGCAACAAATAGAATGACAATAACTTCTGATTTAACTGGTGGTTCTGGTATATTTAATTTAGATTTTTTTGGTAGAAATATTAATACAGGACATTTAGGAAATGGAACAGAAGCAATATTTAAAGATAATTCAATTGGTGATTTATTGGGATTTAATCCGGAAAAACTTACTGGTTTTACAAATTATACAAGTGAGAATGAAGTTATTTTATCAAGAGAAAGACAAATATTTCTTCAAATACAAGGTATTGATAATATACATACAATAGAACAACATGAATCTGATAGATTTGTTCTTTTAACATTAGATAGTAATAAAGGTGATATTTCATATATTAAAAATTTTAAAAATAATGATCAAGAAGAAAATATTGATAATGAATTTATATATTTTAGTGATACTCCTATAAATATGAAAAAATTAAATATAAAATTCAGAAAACCGAATGGCAATTTGTATAATTTCTACGGTCTTAATCACAGTTTACATTTAAGAATCAAAGCTTTTAATTTCAAAAACCAAGTTATACAAGGTAATAAAACATTTTAATAAATATATTAAAAATAATTCATTAGGATATATTATAATATTATCCTAATGGAATTAGATCCATATAGAGTATTAGGTGTTTCATATTCAGCTGAATTACCTGAAATTAGAGAAAAATTTAAAAAATTAGTATTAAAAGTTCATCCTGATAGAGGTGGAAATCCAAAAACATTTCAAATTGTAAAAAATGCTTATCAATATTTATATAAATATAAAACAAATGAAGCAAAACAATTAGCAAATGAAAAAAGAGAACTTGAAAAAGTAAAACAAGAAAGAAAAAAACAATCCAAGAAAATGAAAAAAGCATATAAGAGGATTAATAAACTTCAAAAAATTAATGCTAATTCTAAAAATTTTAATAATAATCAATTCAATAAATTATTTAATGAATTCAAAACAACAGATGCTGATGATAGAGGTTATGAAGTAGCAAAATCATCAAAAGAAAGATTAGATGCATCTGATATTCAAAAGAAATATGGTGAAGTAAAGAAAATGCAAGTTGCTGTAATTGAAGAACCAGAACCGATGGAATTAGGAAATGGGAATTATAAAAAATTAGGTATAAAACATGTTAAAGATTTTTCAAAAACTCATAATGGAGGTCAGGGTTTCACTGATATACAACAAGCATATACAAATAGAGATGTATTAGAACATACAATGGGAAATGTAAGAGAACAAACACATTTAGGAAGAAATATGGATTCTCAATTAAGTAGAAGAAATAATCAACGAAGTAATGTAAGTTATCAAATGAATCCAGTAGAACAAAATAGATATGATATGAAAAAACAACAAGAAATTGCAATGGAAGAAAAAAGAAGACATAGATTTTCAAGACAAACACAAATTGCTGAAAGACAATTTCAAAGAATGCAAAATTATATTACTTTTAGATAAATAAAAATTTCATTATAGTCATAATAATAAATAAAAATTTATTAATATGAATTTAAAATATTGATTTCCGATTTAATTAAATTTATTAATATTTAAATTAACTCTTCTTTTATTTGGTTTATATTCTGACAAACTTCTTGTTTGATTTTTCTTATTTTTCATTTTCTCATGAAAAGCCCATATTTTTTTACTTCCAAATTTAAATGGTCCATTATCAACTGCTTTATACCACATTACTTGTTCTTCTAACTTAACTTTGTCTGAATCATTACATACAACTAAACATTCATATTTATCTAATGAATCCATACATTGACAAAACATATCAAATGTAGGAATAGCACCTGCGAAACAATCATATATTTTTCTTCTATTTTGTAATGATGTATCTCTGAAAATAAATACATAATCAATATTTGTTCTTAAAGAAGGTGGAATACCTAATACATATTGCATAGCAAGTATAAAAAATATTTTATAATGCCTACCATTCATAAAGATATTTTTTACTGGTTTTGCTTTTTGCCAAGAATTATCATGTAAACAATCATCAAAAATAACTAACATACGAGGGTCTACATTTCCATATCTTGCTGGATCTTTTTTCATTAATTTTAATAAACTTCTTTGTCTATCTATAACAGTTTTAATTTCATTTTCTTCAAAATCGGTACTAAAAAATGTATTTGGCATAAAATCTTCAAAGAAAGGGTTTGCTTCTTCTGAACCAGAAACTACTTTACAATTTGGGATATCTTTTTTATTATATAATAAATCTCTAATACAAAAACTTTTTCCTGATTTACGTTTTCCAATAAAACAACATATTGCTCCATCTGGTATATCTCTTAAATCAATTTTTTTTAAATTTAAACTAAAATCACTCATATTATAATATATTATAATCTATTATAATTTTTTTATATTGTTTTAGATTAACTATTATTTATTTTCATTTGTTTTAACAATAATTATATATTTTATTAATATATAGTTAATTTTATTATGGGTAATTCTACAAGTAGTATGTTAAATATGATCCAAGGTCATAATATAACTAATATTAAAAATTTTGGTTCTGTTTTTAAAGATGAACTAGAAAAAAAATATATTAAAGAAAAAGATACTGAATTAAAAAGATTAACAAATTCAAAACTAAAAATACCAAAAATTGATATAGTTTCAAATGCGAAATTATCTAATACTGAATATATGTTTTTAACTAAAAATTTTGTTAATTATTTTAATGAAAATAATAAAAAACGTATGTCATATTTAAAAAAATCATTTGGTATTAAATATTCTATTAATGGAACACATTTTTTATATTTTATATTATTTTTCTCTGAATTTGAAGATTTTAAATTATCATCAAAAGCACAAAATATATTCTTTTTATCTTTAAGTGAAAAAGATAAAGATTTTGATTTTACAAAATCCATAATATATTCAAAAATATTAGGTCAATGGCCTTCAAGTGATATTTTAATGGGTAGTGAAAATGAATTCGCGAAACAAAGATTTATTGATATTTTCAAAGATGATCCAATACGTTATGTTTTAGATGATCATATTATTCAAAAAGTATTAGGTAATAAAAATTATATTACTGATCATTATTATGAAAGAGGATTCCCTCCAAAAGAATTTAAAACACAAAAACCTATTTATTATAAACCAAACAAACCAGTTCAAGTTAAAATTGGTAATAAATGTTTAAATGTTAATAATAATAAACTTTCTTTTGGTGATTGTAATAAAACAAAGTCAAAATTTCAATTTACAGATAGTTATAAACTAAAATATAATGATAATCAAAATAATTGTATAGGATTTCATAAAAATGGAGATATGAGTTTAGTTCCTTGTGATACAGTTAATGTATGTAATGGTTCAAACGATTTACAAAATTGTTCAATATTTAAACCAAGAAAACATGGTGGTTTGGAGATTGTTGGTAAAGATAGAAAATGTTTAACAACAAGTAAAACATCTGGTAATTGTTATGAAACTGCTAAAGTAAGTTTTTTATAATTTATTAATTATTAGCATAGTAATTTATTAAATTATTATAATTTTCTTCCATTTCTCTTTCATTTCTTTCTCTAGTCCCTATTAAATAACCACTTAATCCACCTGTTATTAATCCTGATAATAAACCTATTGATGTCGCTATTATTAATGGCAAAGTAATAATCATAATCTTTTATAATTATTACCAATATTTTTTTAAATATTTTTTACCATTTTTTCTTTGTTCCTCCGAAATATGGTATTGCATGTCCATTTGAAATCATAATATCGCTAATTGATTGTCCGTTATGTAAAAATATTTCTACTAAAGGTCTTCCAAATTTTCCATCTTTACCAAACTTAACTTTTAATACTTCTTCTAATATTAAATTTTCTAAAAATTCTTTTGCTTTATATCCTAATTCTTTTTCTTTTTTATTTTTTGTTCTTAATTCAGGAGTATCTATACCTACAATTCTACAAGATGTTTTTATATTTTGCTTTTTCCACTTAAATAAAATTGTACATGTGTCTCCGTCATATACTTTGACTATCCTTGCATATTTTTCAACTCCTTCAAATGAAAATGGTTTTACATTTTTAGGTTCTAATTTTTTCAAATATTTTTTTGTTTTTTTATATTTATATAAATCTTTAATATAACTCCCAAGCTTTATCATTTTATTGTATAATAATATTGTTTATTTTTTAAATAAAATTGAATTTATTATTATATTAAATGATTTTATAGTTATATGACTAACTTAAATGAATATGACGAAGATAAATATTATAATTTAAAGGAGTTTAAAGAAGCAAATACACTTTTTGAAACTTTTTTATCAAGATGTACTATATCAAAACCGAATAAAACTGAACAGAATCCATTCAGTATTTCAACAATGACAATTGTTACTAACTTTTGTGATGAAATAAATGTCAAAATGGTATTTCAAAGATTATTATTAGATGATGATATTATATATATTGAAGCTGGAAAAACGGTTCGTGGAATTAGAAAAAAACAAAAAAGTACTTATAAAAAGAAAAATAAAAAGAAAAAAACAGATGATAAAAGAAAATTAGGCAAAGGTAGTCCATTCTCTAATCAAATTAGTATTGGGTTTAAATGTTGTGAACATGGACATGTTCATAATAATCCTATTTGTGTAAAAATATTTAAAAATGGGAAAGTTCAAATGACTGGTTGTAAAGATTTAGATGAAGCTGAAAGAATTTATAATAAATTATATTGTAAAATAAATGATATAAAAACTGAATATACTTTAAATGGTAAAAAAATAATATTAAACCCAGTCAAAAAATTAAAAACATTTGAACAAATTACCTTGAAAACAGAAATGATTAATGGTACATTTTCTACGAATTTCAAAATAGATTTAAACAAAATGTTAAATAAAATTCAAGAAAAATATTCAGATGAAGAAATATACATTAATAATGAGAAGAAATCACCATTAATATGTTATTTGAAAATTTTTGAAGTTTTTGATGAAAAAAAGAAAAAGAATAAAATTCCTTCTGTTTTTATCTATAATAGTGGTTCTATTAATATTATATCAATTAATAATGAAATTATACAACAAGCATACGATTTTATGAGTAAATTTATTGATGATAACTTTGATGATTTAGTTGAAACAACAATTAAATATGATGAAACTTTTTTTGATAGTAATTAAATAGTTTCTAAATAAATTTGTTTATTTAAGGGATATCCTTTCCTTACATGAAGATAACTTACTTTTATTATTATTTCATTTGATAAATTATCTGAAATCTCATATATTATACCCTCTTGTCCTGTTTGTAAATCTTTTACTTTTTGATTAATATAAAAATATTGATTTTTACTTGTTGAAAAAGCATATAATCTAATTTTAGACATAAAGTTATTATATATAAGAATAATAATTTTATTTTTATTTTATTTTAAACAACACGGTTTCATTCTAAATAAAGATTTGAATTTTTTATAACAATGCTTACAATAAACTCTTCCACAACATTTCTTTTTTTTCAAATGTTTTATTTTAATATCTTCTTTACATAAAGGACAAATGTGTATTATCAATGGTTTCAATGGTTTCAATTCTTTTTTTTTAAATATTTTTTTTAATTTAGATATCATTATTCTAAATTAAAATATCATTAATTATTTAAATTATTTTTTATTTTTGTTGAAAAACATCATTATATTTTTTGGTTTTTTATTGATTTTTTTTATTTTACCAAATGATTTTATCAAATTATTAACATTCTTGTTATTAACTGCTTCTTCTTTTAATTGTTCCATTAACTCATTGAAACATTCTGGTGTTTGAATTCGTAATTGTTTTTTAGATACTTCAATTTCATATCGCAAATTAAACATATTTCTTGCTTTAATATGGTTGAAATCTTCTTTTGGTATATATTTTTTATATTT